AACGCAGCTATTGAAGCTCTAGGTCAAGACATGATCGACGGTAAGAGACCAACGATTGATCGGATGTTTAACGCAGCTCAACTTTCTCAGGATTGGTACTTTCCTAGAGTTCACGAAGATGGGTGGCGTGAGACTCAGGAAAAAACTGAGCTGATAATCATGAACAACATCGAAGCTTTCTTCGAGGATGTGTTGCCTGAACTTTCTGTTCCTGACGCTGTTGAGAAACCTTTCCGTCATTTACTTTATGAAACAGAAACAGAAGCAGTTTATTTAAAAGGCACAAGAGATTGGGATGATCCGATTTTAGGAGCTGTTGATTGGAAAAATCCTGGTCGAAAACCTGCTGCTTGGGAGCTGCAAAGAGGAGACATTCAATCCACTGTTTATTTGTGGGCTATGGCACAGGAGGATGGTGATTTAGACAAGACGAGAGAGTTTCATCGTGTGCATTTAATTAATGGTGACGTTGACTGGGTGACTATTAGACGGGGGCCGAAAGACTATGCGGCTTTAACAGAGAAGGTTCATGCGATGGTTCAACTTCATAAAGCGAAACTACCTGTATGGCCTATGACTTGGAAAGGCTGGTACTGCTCTCCGAAATGGTGCGACCATTGGGATAATTGCAGAGGCTTACATTTAGGTGATGAACCGTGGTTAGCAAGTACATAAGTAAGCGTGACAACACGTGGGATTTCAGACAGTTCATTGAGAAACCAAAGTTTTTTGAACAAGCTTTTTGTAGAACAAATCCTGATGTGCAAGTGTCAGATTTTTACAGGTCAAAAGGTGGGGGACCTGTCTCAGCTAAGGTAAAACTTTGCTGTCGTGTGTGTCTAGTTCAAAAAGAATGTTTGGTTTACGCTCTTAAAAATAATGAAGAAGGTTACTGGGGTGGGACCACTGAAAAGGAACGACGAAGAATTAAATCTAAAAATATTGATTTAATCATAGACACATACTGATATTAATTGTAATGTTAGTATCAGCCCAATGCGAAAGGATTCTTTTATGGCTGAAGAAAACCCACAACTTGTATCAATATCTTTTGGTACAAAAATATCTACAGGTAATTATGAGAACGAAGATCTCAGAATAAGTATTACCGAATCTTTCCCATCTTCCTTCTCTGAAGATGACCTCTTAACTGAAGCTGAGAGTTTAGCTAACAAAGTCAAAGCTGAAGTTTATAAACATGCAGGTGTAGAAGCTGACCTTTCAGATGATGGTCTAATAATGAGGCGTCTTAAGGCGGGCGTTTCCGAATCTGGAAGTAATAAAAGCAGCACCGCCGCACCGTCCGCTAGTCGTAAAACACCAAGGAAAGCAAACACAGGAGCCCCAGCAGGGGAGAAACCATCAGCAGCACTTTGGCGGGCTCTAATGGAATTGTCAGAAGATGATAGAGCTGGAGAGTTCTACGACAATAGACCCAAAATCATCTCAGGTGAATCCTCACCTAAAGCACCACCGTTTAGAAACAAGAAGAAAAAAGATCTTGCTATGTGGGTTAGTGATATCCCTGAAGATCTTTCCGATTTGAGAACAGCTTTTGAAAAAAGTTGTGGGGAGTCTTACGCTTTCATCCAAGCATTTGACTGAAACCTAAATGGAACCCAAGCTTTTAACGAGCGATGAGGTCGCGCAGAGAGTTGAGATCACGGTTGACGCTGATCCCCCCCACTTGATACCTGTTTCTACCCCTGCGCGATCTCTACCTCGCTTCTTTGAACCATCAATAGATGCAGCTAACTCTTACGCCAACTATCTGACCAGCGAAGGGTCATTTCAAACAGGCTTTAAAGGGATAGATATTTGTATGCCAGGAGGATTAGATCGTGGAGACATGTTCTTAATCATTGGTAAAACCCATTCGGGTAAATCCACTATTGCTTACAACTCTGTGATACATAACCTGCAAAGGTCATCAGATTTTAGAGCTGTCATCTTTTCACCTGATGAACCAAGAGAGCTAGCTATAGCGAAACTTTATTCGATTGCTTTTCAAAGAAACTCTGCTGAGACAGAGAAAGCTATTCGAGAAGGAGACGTTGCTCACGTTCAAGAGTTCGAAAATGCTTGCAGAGGTTTACTAGACAGAGTTCTTATCTGCGACCAGTCTTTAACTTTTTCTCAAATGTTGAGCGCTATGGATGAGGCTCAAAGTTATTGGAACGCTCCAGCTAACGCAGTGGTAATGGACTACCTTGAGTTATTGCCTGGAGATTCCGCTGATGCTAACAGTGTTGCTCATAAAGCTCAGGAAGCTAAACGTTTCGCGAAGGTAGCTGACGTTCCTTTAGTTTTGTTGCACCAAATAGGGCGTGGCGCATCAAAACGTGGCACAGCAGGGGGGATATCTGCTGGGCGTTTCGGCGGAGAGTCTGAAGCTGTCGCAGTTTTAGAATGTTACAGGCAGAAAGATCGTGAAGATCTTTCTCATCAAGATCAGATTCGGTTTGTTGATTCAATCAATTTGAGTTTGTGTAAAAACAAACGTCCACCATTCAGGCTCATAGATATTGAAATGGTTCTTGATCCTAACAGCGGAAGGATAAGAGAACCCAGTGTTCACGACATGCAGGATAGAGACTGGGAAGAATTTTAATGGACTTCTGGGAATGGATTAAAGTTGGTTACGACAAAGGTTTCTGTTCCGATGTTGGTTGTACAACACATGACCCCCCTTACACATTAGAAGAATCAGAATCTTTTATGGATGGTGAAGACCCTTGCTGTCACGTTGTTCGCATCTATTCACCAATGCACACACCGAGGGACGAGTAGATGGATATTGTTCAAAAGTTCGCAGCCCTAAACCAAGGAGGAAGACTAGCCACCTCAGACGCAGACGGAACTTTCAGACCAGCTAAAACACCTGAAGGTAAACCCATACCCGCAAACGGAAAAACGTTTTACAACGCAGTAGTAGAACACTTGTACCACCATCAAGCAATAGGTGTTTACCCGCTGACAGAAAACGACACAGTTAAATGGTGCGGAGTTGACCTAGACGTAGGGGACCACGACTCTCTAATACATGCAGCTAACTTAGAAATAGTTTTAGAACAATTCGGTATCAAAGCATGGACTGAACTGTCACGATCCAAAGGCGCCCACACTCTTGTCTACTTAACTTCTGAGATTCCCGCCGAGACAGCAAGATACGCGATGCTGGCTGCTTGCCAAATAGTAGCTGCACCCACAACAGAAATATACCCTAAGCAAACATCAGCTAAAGGCGGATACGGAAACGGTTTACGTCTCGCTTACCCCCAAAGTAGAACTCCTGGTAGGCAAGTTGTAGTCGATTCTGATTTGAAAGAAATACCATTAGAAGATTTCGTAAACGAAGCATACGAAACAGCAGCTTTAAATGAAAATCTCAGAGTCTTAGCTGACAGATATGTTCGACCTAAATCATCAATAATTAAAACAGACGCATTTAGAACAAGACACACAGACACCTTCGGGAAGATAGCTAAAGAAATATGGGACAAAGGACCCAAAGCGGGGCAAGACAGAAGCTCAATGCTTGTCGCTTTCGCAGCTTCTCTACTGCGTCAAAGGTTTCATTCAACAGATGTAGAAATACTTGTCGCAGAGTGCGACATTAGATGGGGGCAAAAATACAGCAAACGTGCTGACGGGGCTTGGCGTATAACTGAGCTAGTTAGAAGAACACAAGCTGAGATTGCACAAGGAACCCTTCTTTGAAAAGAAAAACATACCGTTTCGTTATACCAATGAAACCAAGAGCTAAACCAAGACCACGAATAACCAAACGAGGTTATGCTTACACCCCAAAAACATACCAAGAGTACGAAAAAGAATTTGCCAGCTACTACAAAGGCCCCATGTTTGAAGGACCAGTGTCGATCAACTTAACAATCAAACCCAAAAAGATGATCGTTTACATCACAGAACTAGAAGCTGAAGAATCGAAAGTGCGCGGAGATTTAGACAACATCGCTAAAGGTGTACTTGACGCCTTAAACGAGATCGCATACCCAGATGACAAATGGGTGCAGAAATTATTAATTCGTAAACAATAAGCGGGGGAGCTTAGGAGAGCTCCATTGACAGAATTTCATAAGAAGAACTGGTCACAGCGAATGACCAGCGGAATGGGGGACCAAGCTGAAGGCGTGTACGAAGAAGTATACGGAGATGAATCGGAACGATTCGGGTTTAACCTTCCAAGATTTCCTATAAGAAACATCCCACCCATACTCAGATACGCACCCGATTACATACACGGGACAGCCCCCGCAAGGTTTGTTGAAGTTCAAGGCTTCTCAACAGCTCTCAAAGTAAAGATCGAAAAAATAGGAGGATTGTTTCATTGGCAAACGCATCTGCCTGTCCACCTGTTCTTCTATTCGTCCCTCAAGGACGACTATTGCGAAATCGAATTAAACGATTTCCTGAAATTAGCTGGCCAGAAAGCCACGTTAAGTTCATACGACGAAGGAAGTAAACCTTACCTTCGATTCACTCCAGGGGTACTGCCTTGGAGTTCTGATGGAAATAAATGATCGGAACACACAAGCCCATGACCCTAACGATTTCTCATGGATGTCAGGGAAAAAAAGAAACCAACCAGCTAACGAGTTTCACGCCCTTATGGAATCTAAACCTTTCGACGAACCAGAAATAAGCATTGAAGAAGCACACGTACTCAGAGAACTGCTCGCAGATGCAATCGATTCACTACCCGAAAAAGAAAGATGGCTGTTTGAAGTTTTGTTCGTAGCAAAACTTTCCCTCAGGTTCGTTGCTCGCGTACTAGATATTCCCAAAACAACATTAGCTAGACGCAGAGATGCTCTCTTAGCGCAGCTCAGACTTGAGCTGGAAGACAACCCGATAATAAAAGAAAGATTGAAATGAAAAAAGAAAACATCAAATCATGGCAAGACGCTGCACATTGGGCTTTGCAAAGTCTTCAAGCTTTAGGCACTCAAAACAATTCTTTGAAAGAACTGATAGACGATCAAAGATCTTTATTCCCTGAAAAAGCACCAACACATGAATGGTTAGCTGACGTTTACACAGCTACACAAAAAAGAGCAGAGATACCAATAGAAGATTCCGAGCTGATATCTCTAATAGCTTTAAAGCAATCATGGTATGGGCCTTACAACATTCTCGCTTTCGGAACGTTAGGTATCCTTATACGCATCTCAGATAAGTTCGCTCGTTTAGAAAACCTTGAGCAGCTTCAAGTAAACCCTGAAGAAGAAACCATCCGAGACACCCTGTTGGATCTATGCGGCTATTGCATCATCGGAGTGATGGTTAAGAACGATTTAATGGAAATTCCACTAATTTCCTAAAAAAGCTCCGCCGTACAGCCCTCCTAAGGCGTTCCCAGCAACCGAGTGGGGTGATTGTACCTTGGGAAAACCCCTATTCTAAGCCCATTTCATCAAGAGGAGCTTCAGCGGTACGTTCCAAAAGATTCATAACTTGAGAAAACCACTGCATAATAAAGTCAGCAGCGAAGTCATTATGATTCTCATACGCTTCATCCCAAGCTGCTAAAACTTTAGCTAGCTCATCAACAGAGAACGTTAAAAGAATCCCAACTTGTTTAGAATCAATCCACTTGGCATGAGAACCATCTTGGAAAGAAAACGTTTCCCTGCTTTTATTAAGCTCGTCTGATATGTACTCCTCGATATCTTCGCCCTGCTGAATTAAAAAATCAGCCCAAGCTTTCTCCATATCGAGGGGAGGCATGACTATTTAGCTAATTGTGCAGCAGCAAAACTTTTAACAGCAGCTAATACCGCTCCAGCTACAGCCACAGCAGCAGCTTTAGCGGTTGACAAATCAGTCACTACGAAAACGGCACACGCTGACTGAACTGCTGTCCATACCGCCCTGTTTAAACTATCTTTAAAATTCACTGGTTTCATTTTTTACCCTTTCCAGCTTTAGAGAGAGCAATAGCCACAGCTTGTTTACGTGGCTTACCCTCTGCGATTAGAGTCGAAATATTCTGAGCGACAGCCGCACTAGACGACCCTCGTTTTAGAGGCATTAGTCGTCGAGATCGAACTTGGCTCTCATTTTGGAGCCCATTCGTCTAATAGCACCATCATCCATAAAGCCAAGATTGCTTGTTGGACGTTCAACGCTAGTTACTAAAACTTCATCAGCGTTTACAAGGTTCATTATCTCGCCGTCTTTCACAGCTACCTACTTTCCGAAAGGACGTCCGCCACTATTGGCGTTGCCCAAATTAGTGTTACGAAGAAATGCGGCAGCTTTCTTAGCTTTCTGGGAAATCTCCCACATGTTGAAAGAAGACGTCGAGTTGAAAGGCTGCTCATCTTGAGAACCAAAAGTGTCCTGAAAAGAACTGCCTATGTCTTTACCTCTTGCCATAAAAATGCCTCCTAAACAATGTTCACCCTGTCCCGTCAACTAAGCAGGAAACAGTTCATCCCATGTAGCTGCACCAACAACCCCATTACTAGGAAGGAAACGTGTCTTCTGAAAAGCCTTAACAGCAGCCTTAGTTTTACGCCCATACTTGCCATCCACAGGACCAGCATCAAACTTTCTTGCTTTTAAAGAATTTTGCACTGCCAACACACAAAAATGGTTGTTGCTTCTAGACCAACGCTTCAACGGAGACGCGATTACAGCCATTCTGAGAGCTTTAAAGAACTCAACTAGAGCATCGAACTCGGAGCCAACCAAAGGCTTCTCAGCGCGCGCGTCAGACACCTCAGACAACAGATCAGGTGCCTCATGTTTAACCCAACTGCGAAGATTCGATCCAGGACAATCAGTAGCTTTAAAATCTGAATGAACTTTTATCCACAATTTTTCCCCATAAGTGGCACGAACATTGTTAAACACTTCCAACATTGCTTTCTTTCCATCCTCAGAAAAATGCTCATTACTATCACCTATGTAACAAACCGCAACCGAACGATGATTCCACCCTTTAGTAGCTCCACCTTGATTCCAACCACGACCTTCAAAGATCTGACCATCAGCAGAAACCAACCAGTTGTAAGCCAACCCGCCAGACCAACCTCTTGTCCACCTGTGATACTTGTCGTGAGACTGGATCATAATATGTGGTTCAATAGCGGGACCTGTCGTGTGATGCACGACCATCCCTTTAACTTTTTTGGGTTTAAGTGGACGCAAGTTCTCTCTTGGAACTATCGCATCCCACTGTTCCCGTGAGACATACTTCATATAAAGAAGTCAGGTTGTCCCGTTACACCTCACGCGCAGCTATATCCTGCATATCTTCCAAGTCTTTAGCCATTTGTGATTGCAGCTTGTACCAAGCGTTACGTTTCTCAACAGAATCATTAACACGCAAACCAGTACCAGTCATAGTAGACAACCACGTAGTAGTAAGCCTTCGTTGTTTAGCTTCCTCATTAGGAAACAATCTTCTAAGCCGACCAAACACAGGTAAGAACTGATCCAAAATGTAAATGTCACGATCCCTCATCTTCCATTCACCCTTTTTATTCTTAACCGCACCAATCCCACCAGTCTTTCCAAACAACTCCAACGTTTCCATAAGACCAGGAATTTTCGAATAAGAATTAGGAACCTGCTGGTACCTTCCAGAAAAAGGAATATCAGCAAACGTTCGTTTACCAGACCAAATCTCAACAGGAAGCTTCACGAAAGGAATAGCAGCTTCAGCGAAAGTCCTCACAGGAGAAGTAGGTTCCTTCGTGTATCTTGCTAAATCCTTAAAAGGCAAATCAGGCAAAGCGTAAACACGGCTTCCTTGCCATTCGAAAGGCAACCTGATACCTAAAGACTCACCGAAATAGTCAGGAACCATACCTTCTTCCTCAGAAGTTAACTCCATCTCACCTTTAAACTGCTGCAACCTGCCCCAAGCCTTAGGGTTCTTACCTATCGACTCGATCAAAACAGGCAACACAGATTTCTGCCATTTCAAAAATGGGATAACCATTTTTATTCGACGTTCCGTATCAGTCAGATCAGAGTAATCGAAATGATATTTCCTCACAGAATCCCAAGCCTCATCAATAGACTTACCCTTGTAAGCCATCTGATCGAACGCTATAGCACCACGAAGCATGAACTCCATCTTCTCGTTAGCGTTCCTCACTGAACGAAACAAAACAAAATCAGGTGACCAAGGCCGCAGATTCCCACCGACATTTCCTAATATGCCGCTACCAGCTAAAGTCCCAGCAACATCGGAAACCTCAGACCAAGCCTGACCGCCTGAAGCTAAACCGCTGTCCACCATTTGTTTAAAAACTCTCAGCTCTCTGAGAGAAACTTTACGACCAGTCCCAAAAACGTTATTAAGATTTATCGATTTGCCATCCGCTATTAGATTGTTAATACCAGTGAACATGTCACCATTACCAGCTTTCATAGCAGCTCTAGCTATACCAACAACTTTGGTGTGAGTACCCATCTCAACACCAGCGAGTTGAGCGTTCATCCAAGTGCCACCCATACCGTTTCGTAAAACGAAACCAGGAGTGGACACAGCATTAGCTTTCCACCAGTTGACAAGCCCGCCATAATTTTTTAGAAAACCTTTCATGGCAGTAGTGTTATTAACTTTCGCCGCAGCTTCCAAAGCAGTTTGGAAAAGCTCACCCATCTCACCAGCGTTCACCCCAGAAAAACCTTCAAACCATCCTGTCATCTGGTTAGTGAGAGCCTCGTTGTAATCAACTTGGAAACCCAACAGGTTTCTTTCATTGTTCAACTGTTTAATAGCTTCCTCTTGAGACTCAGCGGCACTAATCCTGTCTTTCAAAGAACCCGACCTGCGAGCATTTTCAATCTCTTTACGAATGTTCATGTACCGAGTTCTTATCTCTTGAAGAATCGTGTATTCCTCAGCAGCTCTCTCAGCTTTATCAACCCCACGCCTAATCCAAGCAGCTTCTCTGTTAGCTAAAAAATCCATAAGATCTTGAAGTTCACGGGAGTTGGTGGCTAAAGAACCAGCCACCTCAGCTTGCTGTCGTAAAAGCAGTTGCTCCTGCTCATCAATAGTTCTTCCCGCTAAACGTGCAGCAGCAGGAACACCAGTAATATCATCAGTTATTGTTCTAACAAGCGTGTTCACTTCACCAATAAGGTCATCCATTTGCCTTTGAATATAAGCTATATCGGTACCAGCAATGATTTCAGAAGCACCTAAAAGTTCATCCAACTCCTCAACTTGATCGAAGTTCTCTTGAAACTCGTTGAAACGTTTATACTGTTTAGCTTTCTGAGCGTCAGTAGGAAACATGTCCAACTGTAAAGGACCTAAATCTTTTTCACCTGAAAACAAATCCAATAAACGTTGAGCTGCCACAGCAGTCTCATCATCTAAAGCAGAAATAGCAGCACCAGAATTGAAAGAAGTTAAAGCATCTTCCAAAGCTTTAATAGTCTCATCCAACATGCTGAAAGCAAAAGGATCAGCGACATCACCTGCGCTTAAACCTTTAAGAAGGTTTCTTAACTTCTTAACAGCTTCAAGTCTTTGCCCTATGAGAGAAGCTTGAGCTTGCATCTCGGTTAACTCCTCAACATAACCAGACCGAAGCGTTCCTCTAATACTGTCAGTAATATCAGGTGCGTATCTGCTTTCAAGATTATTTAACAAACTGAGAAGCTCATCAGCTTCATCTTCTAAACTTGCTACAGAAGTATCTAACCTTTCTCTAGTTGCACGTTGTTTAGGAGTGCCGCCTTCAGCGGCTCTTTTAGCTTGCTTATCTGCGTTCCTTGCAGATTTTGTAAAACGTGCGACTTTCTTAGCGCTTTGCCCTTCACGGGCAACTAAAGTAGACAACCGATCCATCAGATCACGTGCCACACCATCACGAACAATAATCCCTGCGTCTTCCATCTGTCTGGTAAACACACCCATACGCGCACCTTGCCCCATGTTGCGTATGTAACGCTCCACGACAGAAACAAAATCTGTTTCAAAAGGATCAAGAAACTTTGGTCCCATTAAACGGTCACCAATGTCTTGCATTTGTTTTCTGATAGAAGCACCACCAGCATCCGCCGTGTCATACAATTTTTGACCCATGAAACTGGTCTTATATTTTTTAGCCGCAACAGCTTCACCTTCATCTAACGCATATTTAGCAAATTGAGAAGGAGTAACATAAGTACGAGGTTCAAAAGTGTCACCAAACAACCTTCCACTCGTCCACTGATCCGCATTACTTGTGCCTTTAACCAGATCAGCACCCTCATCAGTTAAAAAACGTGCAGCATACAAATCACCAATCATCGGTTGTAAACGTTCAAACCCAACAATGTCATTAAACACAGTCCGAGCATCATCCCAAAACTGTACAGACAAAGCATGAACAGCCCGACCTGCCTCACCAGCAGCAACAATAGACGCAGGCAAATTAGGATTAACAGACCCATCATCAAGGAAATACTTCATGTCAGAACCAAGCAACAAATCATCATCACTGATCCCAGCCTTCTTAGCCTCCTCAAGAACCTGTTTAGCTGAATTAGTTAAAGTAGTTTCCATACGACGAGAAGCAACCTCACCCATGTTCCCAGCACGCTCAATATAAATACCCGCCAACCCCAAATCTGGATCATCACTAAGCTTCAACGCCCTAATAGGCGCCCTAGTATTCAAAGCTTCATCCAAAGTAGAAACAATCTTTTTCTGAGTAGCAGCCCGCATAGCCTTACCAGGAGTCATAGCAATAGCCGCAACAAGAGGCGTAGACCAAGGCATCTTAATGCCAGTCTCAACAGGCATTTTTCTACCAACAGCAGCAGCTCTTTGAACAACCGCAGCTACCGCAGGATTATCAATATTTTTTATAGCAGCCTCAACAGCATCATCACCCTGACGCATCGCTTTCATCATCCCAGCGATCTCATCCGAATATTTTCTGACAAACTGTTGACCGCCAACATCCTCAGCACCATTAACAACAAGATCAGCTAACTGTTTAGCTCTACGCTGATCGAACTTAGAACTAAACTTTCCTCTAGTAACAAAATCCAAAGGCTTCTCAATAATGTTTCGACCAAGACGCCCAGTGCCAGGAAGTGTCAACCTAGCCCCTGCACTCATACCGATATCATCCAAAGCTTTACCAGCAGAAAGAACACTGCGAGTTTTTCTAACCCTCTCAGCAGCATCAAAAAGTCTATTAGCGTCAACAGCGTTACCTACCGCCTCAGCAGCATTACCAGCTTTCCTTAAAGCAAGAACAACATCGTCTGCTTTAGCTAACCTCGCAGCCACACCAGCCCCAGCGAAATAAGTCAAAGGATCAGTCGCTATGTCTAGCCCTAAACCTAAAGCGAAATCTAATGGACCTGGAAGGTCCACACCTGAATCTCTTAACACCTCACCAAACATGTGATTATCAGAAGTTTGCTGCCACCAATCTTTCGGTGAGAAACCCTCACCTTGAAACACATCCACAATTTCTTGAGCAGTGGACGCAATAGCAGCTCTAGGTGTGTCAATAACATCAATGAGATCACCTAAGATCCCAGCGAAATTAATATCACCACTAGGTTCTTTCGGAGCAAACGAAGCTACTGTTCTATTAGCGGCTTTAGGGCCAACAGTTTTAGCAACTGACCCTGTACCAGCAGCGTTAATCGCAGCTAAAGCTTCTTTCAGAGAAGCCATTTAACCCAACTGTTCTATTTCACGGTAAGTTTTAAGGTCAGCAAGATTTTGGATGGCATTTGGCAAAATGCCTTCGAAGCCTAAATCAAGACCAGCAAGATCAACGTCTATTCCTGTATCTTGAGAATCTTTGAAAAGAGATTTAATAAACTGATCCGCTAAAGGACTATTCAAAATAAGACCCAAAGTGTTCGGATCTACTTGTGTTCCCATCATCATTGAAATAATCGGAGCTAAAGCACTTGTCTGCTCAGAAGCAGCAGCCATAGATATTTCATCTTGCAACACACCTAATTCGTTAGCGCTCAAAGTAGACATCAACGCATCCTCAGCAGCGTTCATACCCTCAGCAGTAATCTCAGATTGAGCTATCTCACCCATCAAAATAGCTTCAGCTAAATTTTGCAAAGCAGCACTTTCTTCAGTATTGACAGTATTTAAAGCGTTGAAAATATTGTCAGACAACTGGTTTTCAGCAGAGTCATACATAGTGCTTAGTTTCATAGCCCTGTTAATAGCTTCATTGTCTGAAGCATCAGCTAAAATATCAAACACATCTTGTTGAGAGCCGCCTTGCAAAGCCATCAAAGTGCTTTCAGTGTTGCCGCCAACAGCAGGCGTTATAGGGCCAATGTTTTCAGCCCCAGTTTCATTCAACTTAGCTAACGCTTCTGCCGCAGTTTCAGCGTAATTACTCAACATGTCATCAACACGTGTCTTAGCTTTATCCTGCACACGGTCTTGCTGCTCAACGCGAGCAGCTTCTAAACTTTTAAGCTGTTTAGTGGTTTGTTCTTCCTGCGCTATTATGCGAGCTAACCGTGTTTCTTCAAATTTTTGCAACGCTTCTCTTTGAGCTTTAGCAGCACCCGTAATTCCCGCAGTTTTCAGATCTTCAAGTTGTTGAACGAGGTTACCCGCAGTTATTTCTGCATTAACTAAACGTTGAGTTTCTACATTGAAAATGTTTCTAGCTTGTTCACTTTGTTTAGATATGAGGTCAGCCATCAGCTCGGAGCTTGTCGGAGGTGTCTCAACCGCAGGTTTCTTATTGATTCCAGCAGTATCAACCAAACCTTTAAGCATCGCTAATTCTTCAGCAGCAGCCGCATCGCGTTCACCTGACATTCCCACATTCACTGAAGAATCTTTAGTGTTGTTAAAAGTACTTGGCCCACCAAAAGAATTTTGAAAACGAGGAGTGTATTCATCTGGAGAAGTGACGAGTCTCTCTGGAAGGTTTAAAAGATCTTCCATTACTGTAACTGGATACCCAGCAGCAGTTTTAGCTGTCCAATTTGTTGCATCTGTAACAGGGTCTAAAATATTTAATATTTGACTAGCGGGAGTATCAGGACCACCAAAGTCATAATTCCAAATCTGCCTCGCTGGTGAATCTTCCCATTGACTCTGTAAAAAACTAGTTCCTCGGTCGTAAAGCTTATCTAACCAATTCCGCCCATCTGAACCACTTTGCATGGCAGCATTAATAGCTTTTAATTTGTCTAAACCTATAGGACCTTCCAAATTAAATTCTTTTGTTTTTGAAAAATTGGGATCATTCCGAGTTATATCTATTTCGTTACCATTAGCCATTAGATGAAACCCTCCGTGTTAGTGGTCGCTTCAGCTAACTGCCTCGCACGATTAGCCAACGCATCCAAACCACCCATCGCATAACCCGACTCAGCATCCCACTCAGACAAATCAACTAAATTAGCCTGCTCATCAATATCAGCGACAAACCTTGGCAACATGCCATAGTTCTCGCCGTAATATTGTTCATACAACTCTGTTCCACCACGATCAAACAAACCGCTGTCTAAAACGCCCCTTGAGTTATACACTCCAGGCAACGCTCTTAAAGCGGCATCATACGCCCTAGCGATATCAGTCTCACCTCTCGCTTTGTCTCTCTTAAGAGCATCAGCAGCATATTTTATACGTGCATACTGTCTAGCAAGATCCGAATAGCCGCCTTCAAAGGCGCCTTCACCAAAAAACTCTGCACCACCCGAACCACTGGCACCGCCAAAACCATCACCAAAATCGAAACCTGACCCAGCAAACGGATCGTCAATAGTTAATTCATCATTATCTAAGATCGAAATAATTTCATCTGATAAACCTTCTGTTTCTTCAGGACCTTGATAACCGAACAAACCTTCATTATTAGGAGCAGTTAAATCAAAAGAACTAGGCGCCCCATCAAGACCAGGAAAAAATTTAATGTCAGCAGGATCTATATAAGGAGCAGCAGGAGTGGGGTCATAACCAAACAAATTAGTGTTATTAGGAACACCCATATCGTAAGAAGAAGCAGTACTTCCTGTTGAAGAAGGAAGCTGAGGCATAAATTTGAGATCAGCAGAATCTACAACAGGAGCAGTTGTAACAGGAGCAGTTGTAACAGGTCGTTGAGATTGTCTCAACATGTTTTTATCAGCAGTAGCCATAGGTCCACTAATAGCCGCAAGAGCCCTGCTTAACCTGCTGTTAATAGAATCTCCAATAGGAGCCTGCGATTGACGAAGCATGTTTTTATCAGCAGTGTTACTTGTATTAGCAACTGCACGATCAACCACACTTTTTCTTGGAACCATAGGAGCTGCTGACTGCCGCAACATGTTCTTATCAGCAGTATTAGACACGCCTTTAATAGCTTCACTAATAGCAGCCCAATTAGGCGCACTCGGTTTCTTAGGTGGCTTGTTTAAATCAGGAACATTAAATTTACGATCACTGGGGCGTGCCGAAGACATGTTCCCCATCTGAGCTGTAGGCCCATATTGTGAAGGGTAATTTATATTGAAAACCAAAACGTTCCTTAATTAAAAACCTGTCCCGCAATGACAAGAGTGACAGCATCCACAACAACATTTATC